CCAAGGCGTTCGGTCTTGAATTGCCCGTTCTCCATTAGCACGCCCCGCAAGCCGAGATACTGATTGCGGCTAATCCCTAAAAGATTGGATGCAATCTCCGCTTCCACCGGCAGGGAATAGCGAGAGGCAGAAAGGGATTCCATCACCGCCTCCAGGTTTGTCCTCTTGCCGAACCGCTCTACCTGTTCGGGCGTGAAAAGCCCCGGGATCGTCTTGTTAAGGTCCTCAATTGTCCCGAATGCCCCTTGCTCCTGTAACATCCGGTATTTGAAATAATCCAGTCCCACGCCACCGGCATTCAATGCCCGGAACATAAACAGTTCCCCGGCTTCGCCGCCGCCCGGCTGCATGATGCCCTGCGAAAGCTGGTTTATAGCCTGGGCACCGCGCTCTCCCGTTAAACCCTGAATGCCGCTCTGGTTTAGTGTGGTCAGGACCTCGAACATTGCCTGCAAGTTGGGCGGCGTGATCAGCGTGCGCTGCGTAGCCGCCACCAGATCCTCAATGCTCCGGATAAGTTCTTCCTCGCGGCCAGCCATGCGCCCGCTTTCGATGGCTTCAGACAGCATGGCAACAAAATCCTGCGGCCGCATCTGCGCTGTAACGCCGCCAGTAACGCCGGCCTGGAACATCTGGCCCAGTGTTTGGGTAATGAGAGGAGCCTGCAAACCATAGGCCCGGGAAAAACCGGTAGCCGTCTCCATGGTGACCTGAAAGGCCCGCGCCCCCACCAGGGCAGCCGCCTGCTGGCTCAGCTGGCGCATTTCTTCATTCGTGTAACCCAGGGCATCTCCCACCTGCAAGACTCGCAACTGGAACTGGCGGTAGGTTTCGTCTACCCCTTTAATTCGTTTACCCAGATCGCCCAATTCGGTTTGGGTAGCTATGGCCCCCTCTATGCCTTGGCCTACCTGCTGGATTAAGCTGCCCAATCCCAGGAGTGCAGCGCCCGTCTTGAGTAAGCTGGTCATCTTCATGCCAGCGGTACCAAGCATGGTGGTGGGCAATTCCCTGAGAGTGCCGCCCGTGCCTTCCACCTGTTCCCGCAATTGGCCAGCAGGTACCATCTGCTCCCGCCGCGCCTGCAGCACCTGTTGTTTCTCCATCTGCAGTCGGCGCAACTCTGCCTGCTGTTGGGAAATTTCTTGTCTTAACCGGCTTCCTTCATCGTCTGCAATGCCTGATTGCTTGAGAAGTCGTTGCCGTTCATAGACGAACCGCTTGGTGGCCAAGATCTGTCGATCAATCTGCGCCACCGCCTCATCGCCTTCGCGTTTTATCTCCCGCAGTCTGGCGTCAATGGACTGCTTAAGTTCTTGCTGCTGCTGGCGCAGTTGCTGGCGATAGGCAGGGGTAACCCCGACTTCCTGGGCGCGGCGCAGGTTTTCGAGGTATTTCTGGGTCCTGGCGGACAATTCGTCCATGTCGCTGCCNATTTCGCGCGTNACGCCCCGGAAGGAATCTTTCAACCCCCTAAGCTGGCTATCATTNACTGTAGTTTTAACGGATATACCTACCTGCCTATCGGCCATCTTTATTGCCCTCCATGTTTAACGCCNTTAGAATGTCCCGGGGTGCAACTTCTTCCCAATCATCNCTGCCGGCACCGTCGATAATCTTTTCAATCTGTTCAAGATCCTCCAGCTGGGCCANCAAGGATTCTTCNGTAACGTCCGGATCCTCGAAATCCTCGATGACGATCTCATCACCACGGGCAATCTTCTGGAAGAAGTAATCCGCCCAGAACTCTTTTTCAAACTCCCACGGCTCCATGTTTAGGTACCGCGGGTCGGTCGGCGGAAGATTATACCTTTGCCTGAACCAGTACCTGTATGTCTGCGCTTCTTCAAGCGCCAGTTTCTTGATCTGCGACCGGATGTTTCTTGCGAAAGGAGGACACCCATTCGTTATAGGACCTCCAGACGGGAGTTATCTCCTCGAAATCATTAATCTTATCGTAACTAAAGCCTTCCGGCTTTTCGCATACAATATCCATGGTGGCAAAAATGAAAGCCAGGTTTTCACCGTAAAGATCCAGCACCTGCCCCTGCCGGTACCGCGCTTCCTGGACCGATATCTTCAATTGGTCCATCAGCGTCGGTCTCCGAAAAGTAAAGCTTCCCCATGGAGAGGCAACGGTTAAGTGCTTTTCACTTTGACTAATAACCTGGCCGGCATTTTGAGTTTGTTCAGCCATTATTCATTACCCCCTCGGTTTTCCCGTTATTAGGGATGATGGTTTCCTCGCGGCGGATTAAAAATAACTTTCCTCCCTTGAACTGATATACCAGGATGCCGTAAAAGTTGTTTTTCTGCGCCTCCGCCAGTAACGCAACAACCTCCCAGTTATGGTTCGCCCATTCAATAACCTCACGCTTCGTCATCAAGGGTTCTTCCCTCCCAACGCCAGCGCTTACAGGCCTTTGCCGGAGACATCAAGCGCCATAAAAGTTGCGTTCCTCATGATGATGGCGTGCTTTGTCACGTCCAAATCGCCGTTGTTATAGCTGCAGTCGATGTATTTTTTAAGCAGGGTGTTGGTGTCCTTGTCGTATAGTTCAATATCAAAGACGTACCCTTTAAGAGCCTCATCGGCGTTTTCGGGGGCGATTCCCTGCTCGGCCAAGCCTTTTTGTTTGAGTGCCATAAAGCCGACTGTAACGGTATGCCTGGCTATCGTAGGCACGTACTCCTGGACATGGGCATCGCCGATGCCCGAGGCCGGGTCCAGGGCATAGTCATCGCTGCCTCGGACGTTTTGGGCCAAACCGATGATCTTGCCGTCAAACCTCACCACTACACGGTTGCCGGTATGTGTCTTGACGTTGTTCCGTCCCATGACTTAATCCCTCCTTTACGCCGCCGTGTTACTGGTGTACGGCACCAGGTGGGCGGTCAGCAGGATATAGTTAGCCGGAATGGCCGGGCTCGCCTCAAAGCTCACGCTCAGCACATCCCCATCAATGAAGGCCTGAATATTTTTGAATGCCGGATTCTCTGCATCACCTACGATAATGCCTTCGGCCGCACGCCGCTTCAAAGTGCTTTCGGTGCGGGAAATGGCCAGAGCGATAAGTTGCGGACCTGCAGTAGTGCCTGGCAGGGGCTCCAGGCTCTCGCGCACGGTACGCACCGTATGGTCCGCGGCCCACCGGGTGGAGAGTTCACGCCTAGTGTAGCGCGTATCGGCTATCCAGGTGGTGATGCTCTGTACCACCTTGAACCCGCGGCCATCCACGAATTCAACCGGGATGATACCAGCCAGCAGCAGAGTATCGCGATCCTCGGGCTTGACCAGCGGGTCCAGTCCTCTGGCTACGATATAACGGTTGGTAAGCGCCCTACCAGGTCCGCCGCTGGCGAACATACCAGCTAATTGAGCCGCCAGAAGGGGAGGGGGGAAGGTAACCAGAGAGCCGTTGCGGTCGAAATCCTTGACCCCTTGAACCACCAAGGCGGTGCGATCCGAATTCAGGCCTTGCGCCCGGGTGATCCAATCACTCATCTGTTCACCCTGTGTGGCACCCACAAATTGAACCCGTTCCTTCTTACCGGACGGCCCGCTCATGAACTGGCAGTGAGTATCGCCCATAGCATGAATAGCCGCTTCGTCGGTCACCGGGCAAATAACATACACATCCTGCTGCTTCAGGACATCAAAAGCATCCTGCCAGTTCTGGTTTATGATCGTGCCCTCGCTGCCGCCGGACAAGTAAACATAACCATCTGTATTGGCGGGAACCTTTCCTGCATTGGTGGCGCGGGTTGCGTCCACGTAGGGCTCCTCGGTGCTGTTGAACCAGTCGATTAGGGCCTGCAGGTTAGCGGTCACGGTGTAGGCCGCAGTCTTTACGTCCTGCGCCGAAACGAAATCCAACGCCGACGCCGTGGGATGCTCTGCGTTGTCGGCCAGCAGGGTAACGGTTAAAAACGATTTGGTAGCCAGGAAATCATAGAGTGCCTGCACCGTGGGATAATCAGAAAAGTTGGCCGTAAAGCTTTCGCCGGTGCCAGCCGCCAGGCTTAAACTGGTATCGTTGATGGTTATCGTAGCTGTGGTATTAGCACCAGTATATTGCAGGCTGAGGATATCCCGACCAATATTGTCTTTGCTGATTACCTGATCCGCATATGCCACGGTGGCTTTCTTTTTCCCCGTTTGAGTGCCGTTTTCGATCTTCACCTTGATCTGATTGTTCCAGCGTCCCCAATCAGAAGAATTAAGGATAATCACATCGGCACTCGTTGAGTCCTTCAGAGTGAGAGTAGCCTTGGTGGCCGGGTTAACCCGAATCGCCGTCACTGTGCCGGCGCCAGGGAAGTCAGAATCATTCGAGGGATGCATAGCCCGCTCCAGGGCATCCAGCAGCTTGCCGGAGCGCAAAACCTGCCGCGCCCGGGCCGGGTCGCTGAATTTTAGCGCCACACCTGGTTCTCCGCCTTCGGCTTGCCCGATTAACGCCAGCCCAAAGCCGCCTGCGGGATTGGGATTAACCAGCGCCGAGTCGTCTACCCGACTGGCCACGGTGGGGGCTACCAAAAAACGTCCACCGAAAAAAACCGGCATAAGTATTTCCTCCTTTCCTTTCGCGTAACATTATTCCAAAAGGTAACACCAGGTTATTATTAACCTATGGGCCTGTTCCGGAACTCCTCAAATGCTTTGGCATAATTAGCAGCAGTGTCCCGGACTCGCCCTTCCTTCTGCATCATGTAAACAAACCCGCCCATCAACTCGACGGGGGACTTAAACGTATTGGCAAACTCGGACAGGCTAATGATGGGTTCTTTCTCCACCATTGCCTCTGTCGCCGCAAGCTTCTCTTCTGTTTGTGCTTTTGCCATTGGTAATCACCTCCGCTCTTACGCGCCGTTCATGCTGGCCACGGCTTCCTGAGCTACCTCAGTATTTTGGACAACATAGACGGCCAGGTAACGGCAGTTCAATGTAACCGCCCGCAGAAAAACAAAGTCCGGAATATACTGGGGGGCGGGTTCAAAATCGCCGCCAGCCAGCACCTGTTCGTATAACCCTTGTTCCGTGAGGTAGCCTCTGTTTTCGAGCAATGCCTGCTTGGCTATCGCCTGCAGGTAGATTGTCAAATCGGCATTGCCGGCCCAGGCTGTTACCCGGTAACTACCNTTGAACCAGGTGCCCTCCAGGCTTTCAACTGCAACCGGGATTCCGCTGGCATCAAGCAATAATTCCTCGTCAAGTTCGCTGCCAATAGGATTATCTATTTCTTGTTCTCCGGCTTGAGCAATAGTCAGGCAGGGCATCTGCCCGGGTTCTCGCGGCCATCCCAGAAGCACCGGGACGGGTTTTGCTGTGGCAAAAAAACGTTTCGCGTCATTAAGGTTTTCTGCTGGCAACCCGGAAAAGATTTCGTCCAACAATGCGGGATTGACCTTAATTTCGCTCAGTTTTTGCTCTATTACACCTTTAATGGCAAGTTCTGGTATGGGTATCATG